GCGTTATTACGTTCCCTGTCCAGAATGCAATCATATGCAATATCTGAAATGGTCAAATATGAAGTGGAGAGATAATGACCCTGATACAGTTGCATATGCCTGTGAGGATTGTGGTTGTTTGATTCCACATAGCAAAAAAAGATGGATGGTAGAAAGAGGAGAATGGCGAGCTACAGCACCTGGGAATCCTAAACACGTTGGCTTTCATATATGGGCTGCATATTCATATTCTCCAAATGCAAGTTGGTCTAATCTTGTTGAGGAATTTTTACAAAGTAAGGACGATCCAGAACAGTTAAAAACATGGATCAACACGATTTTAGGGGATGTTTGGGAAGATCAATATGCAAGTAAAGTTGGTGCAGAAGGTCTTATGGAAAGAGCATCACTTGAGACTTACAAGCAAGGCACACCACCTAGTAGCGTTCTCAGTTTGTGTCTTGGATGTGACGTACAAGATGACAGACTTTCTATGAGCCTCTGGGGAATAGGACGTAATGAAGAAATGTATTTAATAGATAGAAAGGTTATATATGGTAGCCCTGCGAGAGCAGATTTATGGAAACAGATGGATGAGGTATTGATGAGTGAATATACAAACGAGGATGGCAAAAAAATGAAGATTGATAGTGCTGCGATTGATACTGGTGGTCACTTTACGCAAGAAGTTTATCAATATGTAAGAGAAAGAACTCAGCTAGGATTGATTGGAGTTAAAGGTATGGGACAAAAAGGAAAACCTCCTATCGGAAAACCAAGTAAAGTAGATATTAATTTTTCTGGTAAAGCATTAAAAAGAGGTGTTCAGTTATTTCCTGTAGGAGTAGATGTTATTAAATCAACATTACATAATAAATTAAAAGATGCAGAACCTGGAGAAGGTTATATTCATTTTTATCCAACAATTACACATGATTATTTTGAAGAGTTAACGGCAGAGAGACAAGTTCTTAGATATAAGCATGGATATCAAGAACGTATTTGGGTTAAAAAAAGTAATGCAAGAAATGAAGCTCTTGATGAAATGGTATACGCATATGCTGCTGAACCTAAAAAGGATAGTAAGCTATCATTAAATCGTACTAATTCGACTAAAAACTCGAATTTTGTCTCTAATTGGTAAAAAAATGACTTTTCCGACAACTATAAGAGCAGGTGATTATATTCAATGGAGGTTACCTGCAAGTGAAGATGTTTTTGGAAATGCAATAAGTAGCCCTGATTGGTCAGTTACATATTATTTAAGAACACGCATAGGGCCACAAGCTGCAACAGTATCTAGTAGTGCATATATAGATGGATTTCAATTTACGATTGCAAGTAATGTAAGTGAGACTTTTTCCAAGGGAGAATGGTTTTATCAAGCAGTTGCAGATAAATCTGGAGCAGAAAAACAAACTATAGCTACAGGACAATTTGAAGTTTTAGAGTCTCTCGTTTATACAGGGTCTACACCACCTGCATATGACGGAAGAAGTCAAGTCGAAAAAGATTTAGAAACAATAGAAACAGCAATACGCACCTTAATAAGTGGAGGAGCGATAAAAGAATATAAGATTGGTAACAGAAATGCTAAGAAATATGAGTTAGCGGAATTGTTAACTCTTAAGAGTCAATATAAAGTAGAACTTGTAAGAGAAAAACAAGCAGAGACAATGGCAAATGGTCTTGGCAATCCAAGAGCAACATTTGTTCGTTTTGA